AGGGTTCTCTGCTGACCAAAGACGCCCCTCAACCGACCAGTAGCGTGTGCCTTTCTTTAAGTCTCGCTCAACCAACTCGGTCAACCACTTAGCCGGCATGAGGCGTGTAGCGCTCACTTCAAACCAGTGGGAGTTAAGACTCATGGCAAGCCACTTAGTAATCTCTGCCCAAGTCACTGAGCGGAGCTGGGATTCCGAGTTTGCCGAGATAATAGTGGTCGAACCAATCCGTGTGGAGAGCATCCAGATAGTGAGCCATGAGACAAGGGCAGACTTACCAATACCTCGACCAGAACTTGTCGCCATCCTAAGCGTATCAAAGTCTACCTTGCCGTTGTTTTGTTTGATGTGTGCAGCTAAGTCTTGTAGCACCTCCCGCTGCCATTTGCGTGGACCCGTAAAGTTAGCCAAGGGCGTGTTGGCTTGACCCCAAGGAAACGTAAACAAGACAAACGCTAGAGGATCATCCTTGATTGCGGGTGACCAGAGACGGCTCATTAGAGTCATCTCTTCGGTGGCAGAGTAAAGTGTTGTTTGCATTACCTACCTTAAGAAGTTTTTTACGTTTCTAACCAATTTGTTAGCATACGACTCGTTTGGGTTTCTAGGCTCAAAAGGTTTTTTATTTTCATTTGAAGCAAAACCATATGCGCTAGTGACTTCCGGCAAAATGTTTTGATAGTAGTATTTCTGACTTTTTTTATCAGGAAATAATGTTTGCCCTTCAGGCGTATTAATAAAATCCTCACCTCGCGCCGCAGATCGTAAAGCATACGCCGCAATGTTTGCGTTAAATTCGCTATCGTTTTGTTTGTAATTCGGCGCCGTAAAAATAGCGTTACGTTGTTCTTCCGGCATTTCACTAGAACGCTTTAACAATTCACTAAACTGAAAGCCTTTGTTTTGGTTTGCTATTGAACGGTTAACATAACTTAAAGGCTCGCGTTTAGAATTTAATTCAGCATTAAATTGCAACGTATGCTCAAGTTCATGTGGGATTGTATTTTCACCAACATTTAATCTGTAAATTTCCGCTACATTTGGTTTTTGTGGGTAAACAGCACCGCGATATAAAGGATGATTGTGTACGTCAAACTTTAACTGTGACCCGCCATACGCAGCACTTAAAGACTCCAAATAACGCTCTGGGTTAGGCGTTTTATTAGCCATATGCAATAAATACAAAGAAGCTTTAGTTACGGGCGTTATATCTTTTTTGCCTAACTCTTTGCCGCCTAAAAAACTTTGATATTTAGCGCGGCGGTCTGGGTCGCCCAAATCAGCCAAAATCTCATTTATTGTAGGTATCTTTGGCTGCAATGAATTAACATTTTCGCCGGTTTCTTTCTTTGGCGGTTTTAATGCGTTGATGTCTTCAGCCATGTCTAACTACCTTTTGGGGGATGTCCGTGTACGCGATGTCTATCGTGTCGTCAGTGAGCCTCTGTTGAGCCTGCTCTAAAGCAGTGATGATACTGATCTGTTGCGTCACATCGACCTGGACTTGCTGCTTGGCAACCCAATCGTGTTTGTGCTTTAAGAATTCTAGCGCCATCTTAGCGTCGCCAGCTAAAGCAGCGTTACGCATGATTGTAGACATCTCAACCTCGGAGTCAGCGCGTCCCTTCTGTTCTGCAAGTTCCACCACTGGGTCAAGCTGCGTGAGTTGTCGGTACTCGACAGGCAACATCCCTGCTGCAAACGCCAACGCGTCCCCGCGCAATCCTGCACGGGCAGCGTCGTAAATGCTGCGTAGCCGTGACTCGGTAGCTTTAACTTGACGAGGCGCGAATGGGAGCGATTCAAACATGAGCAAATTATATATGCTTTTTGTTGTAAATTGTATTGCAAAAAATTAAAAAAATTTCAAAGTTTTTGTGACCAGTGCGCACACACATACCCCGCGCCGCGGGCCCTACCCCCCCCCTTCCTTGGCTAAGGAATGCTTTATGCTGCACTGCCGCAAGCCTGGGCTAAGGAATCTTTAAAGCTAAGGAAAACTTAAAAAGGAATGACACTAAACATTCCTTAATGCCTGGACTAAAGAATATTTAGTTAAGTATTGCTTAGCATCCTGGTTAAGGAATGCTTAGTCCAGGTTAAGTAATGCTTAGGGTTAAGAAATCCTTGTAAGTCATGTAGTCATTGTAGTCATGTTTTAAAAGTCTTTACACGCTCAGAATTCTTCCTAAACTAAACTTAGTTTTTACGCCAGTCATTAAACATCGCCGCTTAAATTATGTAAGTCATGTAAGTCATGTAGTCATCAGGAAAAAATCGCAGCTGAAACGGCGCAGCTCTGATTACCGCTATTTTTGCGTACTTCTATACCTCAATATTCGATTTTTGTTTTTTACTATTTATATAACTATTTTGACTTACATCCATCAAGAGCCGCGTATTCATTGGCTGCGCTGTAAGTCATCCGATGACTACAAAATGACTTACATGACTGCGAGGATTTGTGAGGAATGCGCTTGTTGCTGTAAAGAATTCCTGTACAATAACTACAGCTGTAAAACAATTCATTACTCACCAGGAGCTAAAACCATGATCACACTACTCACTAATACAGTTAAAGTTTACCTTCACGATGACGGCACGATTCAAGACGCGCCCGAAGGCGGCGCTTTATTCGGTGACATTGATGGCAATGTGCTGTTCAATTCGCTTGATGATTTCCTCGCCTCTAATGTTGTGACATCAATCATTAGCGAGGACGGCTACAAATTCGCCGTGACAGCTGACGGCGTAACAGACGGCGATATGTCTTTCGACTCCCTTCAATCTGCTATTGAGGCACTGCAATCATGAAAAACATAGAGTTTGCCCGCGACTTTATAAAAGTGTGTGATTACAAGGGGTACTTTCACAACAAAACTTATTACATAGACAAGATTAAGGGCGGGTACGTTGCGTCTACGGGCGGCGTCTATTGCCCACGCTTTACCGCCCGCACTCTTAAAGACTTATCAACTCAACTTGAGGTATCAAAATGATCCACGACATCACCGCTGTTGCTTTATTCGCCGCTTGCATCATCACCGCTTGTTTTCTCTAAAGGTAACCAAAATGATTCAGACACTAAACTTCACTACATTCGCTAACGCTTTCCGCAACTCAGACCGCGCCGAGCAATTCAGCTATGAGGCGCTCGAATTGATATTTGACTACATCGAGGAATACGAACAAGATTCAGGCGAACAGATCGAGTTTGATTTGATCGCGCTTTGCTGCGAATGGGCGGAAAACACGCCCGAAGAAATCATCAAGATGTACAAAATAGACATTGAGCCGCATGAGGAAAGCGATATCACGCAAGCTGTAGTAGATTATTTAAACGAGGAAACGCAAGTTGCAGGCGTGACAGATCAAAACACTATTGTTTATTGTTCATCATTCTAAGGGGCTACAAAATGAGATTTGCATTTATTCCTAGGGCTCAATACACAATCGGGCAAATTATCGAAGTACAGGGGCGCAAAATGCGCGTTGAAAGCTATACGCATACGGGGCGTAATTTGATCGCGTGTACATTAGATAGCGCGCCTAAATTTGAGCGAATCGCGTGTATATGTACTGATTCGCCCGCTATTAAAGAGGTGACAGAATGAAAATGGACACTAATACTTTATATAACGAATTGCTGGAGGCGTATGCTGAGGATGCTCTCAACCACGCCGTTGCATACCTACAGCAGCAACTGGAGATCAAAACGGGCGACTTTGCGGGCGTGTTCTTTTGTGGCGAGAACGGCGACAAGATCAAGGCAATTCTGAAAGACTACATTAACGCTGAAAATGAGGTGACATTATGAAAACGATTTTCGCTGCTATACCCGTAGGATCATATTTTGAGTGTAACGGCAATGTATGCCGTAAACAATCAACCCGCACGGCGTTATTAGTTGACTATGACAGAGTGTTTTATTTCAGCGCAAGTGAGCGCGTTTTATTAAGGTGTGGGACATGATACTCACAACCGATGTGACTGGCGCGCCAGTCTATGCTTATGTGATCAACGATATTGAAATAACGAACGCTTATATGTCCGAATGCGGGCGATTTGATGTCACGCCCGACTACTACGGGTTAACCCAGGTAATGGCGGAAAAACTTAGGGATATGAATACTTATATTGCGTCAATGGTAGATGAAATAATTACAGATTCTGAGTTGTTTGCGTGTACGTCTTTTAGCCAGTTGCACGACTATTGTGACGCTAACGTGTTGGGTGATATTGACAGCCGCGAATTTGCTAATACAGAAGAAATGATCGACTTTGCTAATACGGGTATGGATGCTATCGATGCATGGCTAAAGGGGCGTACAAAATGAACACATTAACAATTTTTTACGGCGCGTCAAAGCCATTAAAAGCAATAGGTAAGCATCAATCAAATCTATTGCACTTCGCGCATAAATACAAAGGATGGCATTCAATTGACACTAAAGACAGAGACGCTATGCGGGCAATGAAAGCCTTAGAGCGTAAAGGCTATCTTTTAGTAATTCAAGATCAATTTAAATTTGAGGTCGCATAATGAAAACTTATAGCGTGGTAATCGTAACTAAATTTTATAAGACCATAGAGGTGCAAGCCGAAAATGAGGACGAGGCAGACGATCGCGCGTGGGAATGGATAGAAAAAAATGACGCGTTGCAAAACGCAGATGTAGAAACAGAGCTTTATGATTTAGAGGTGCAAGAATGAAAACTTATAGAGTTTACGGCGAGTACATCCAGAAGGTATACATTGACGTTGTCGCGCCTGATGATGAAACGGCGCAGGAAATAGCCGCTTGTGATACCGATAACGCGGAATGGACGCTAATAGATACACCTAATCTAGTTATAGACATTACAGAGGTAGATTATGCTTAAATATACGAACGGACAGTTAGTCGAGCGCGGTGACGTAGTGCACCTCAATAACACGCCGTACACAATACAAGACTTTGATAAATCGCATGGCTACGTGTACGTTAAGGCGATGGACGAACGCGCAACCTTCAAACCCATTTTTCCTAGCCAGATAGGTAGCTATTGGGATAACGTCCATCCTATCTTTGCGGAGGCGCTTAAATGCTACCCTTGATTACGGGCGTAATAGTAGTGCTCATAATAATAATTTTTGATATATAAAAAATAAGCCCCTCACGGGGCTTAGTCTATTTCACGATCTGCAACGGCGGCGATGTCGCGGGCAGCTCCTCGACCATGCGCCGTAATTCGGACTTGGGGTACTTAGCAACCATCTCAGGCGCGGCGTATAGGTGCTTTTTAGTTGTGTACTCGCGACACATAACAAGCCCCAAATCTACCCACCGCGCCTCTGCTAGCGCATGTATAAGCGCGGGCATGGGTACTCTTACGCCCGTGTTACTCATACGGGCGCATAATGCCTGGAACGGGCTAGAAATTACACCTCTAGTAAATTCACCCCTGCGCTCGATTAAGTCGTAATAGATGCTTGATTCCGCGCCACTCATACCCTGTTCAATCATCGAGCGCTTAAACTCGGTCTCAAACGGGATTGTTTTGGGGTTAAACTTGCTAACGTCTCGCGCATACAACCATGCAGCAACAGCAGATAGCCCGCCCGCGTTATACCAAGCCCATAAACGGGCGCTTTCATCCTCTGTCATTTTGGGCGCATCTGACCATATACAAAACCATCGCCCATCATCCGAATCTAGCGTAATGGATAGCTTATCGTTGCTGAACGCCACTACAAATAATCGATTAATCATTTCATAGGGTTTTAAGCCCTTGCGATTGATTGAGATCATGTCTGGCGGGGCGGCGATGATGGGCTTGAGTGCGTTAGCTAACGCGCGGCGTTCCCTTGCGTCAGGTTCTTTTAATTCGTTCAGTACTAGCACCTCGGTTTCTAACTGGTAGTGAAATTGCTGTTGCAACTGAACGGCGGCCATTAATTTGACGTTGTCCTGACTATCGCCCTTGATACCAAAAAAGAACGGAGCCCAAAAGCTGTCCTTACCTGAGCGACTGCGCCCAGCATGTAGGATTGCATGGTTAACCTTACCCTTAGGATATTGTAATTTATAGGCCATTGCATCAAGTACATGATTGCGTTCGGCATCATGGGGTATCAAGCGCTCGCCGTGTATAAGCCACGGGTTAACGTCTCCAGGCACAACCAGCGGCCTTAAATTGCGCCATTTGTTGGCGTAGACTAACCCGCCGCGCGACACTAGCACATCATCACCCGCTGCAAAAGTAATGCCAGTCAAGGCAGGCGCGCCGTATTTCTGTCTAAGCTCATCGAACGACACGCTCGCCTCAACGCGGCGCTTGGTGTTGTGCGCGCTCTTACAGTCTATATGCCGAAATAGCGCGTTAAATGATTGGCGCGATATTTGGGTACGCTCATGCATATCAAAGTAAGCGTCATCAGACTGAAGGTATGCAAAGCGGTCAAACCATCCGGCCTTTTCAACTCGTCCGACTTCTTTACGCTCGACCTCGGCAATGATCTCTGCGCCCCTGTCTGGGAACGCCTCGGTAGGTGTCAACTTGGATAGCGCAGCGGTCATACTGGAGGCCAACAACTCCTCACGCAATCCAGGCGAGTGTTTCGGACCCCCCTGCTCCTCTACCCACGCTAAAAATGACGCGCTATCAAAGTCAATGCAATGCGAGTGCAGACAGCAAAACGCGCGGGTCAAGGGTAGATAACGCCCCTCTGGGTTGCCGTCGGTATGCTGTTCAAAATTAGGACAGACAACGCCCATCCAACCTTGGTTATTTGGTTTAGATATGATCAGACTATTGACCGACAACCAACGCACAACATCGTCGTTACCATCATCCATCAGCCGAACTGCGCGAAGGGTTGCGGTGTCAGCGGCCTCTGGCGTAACATTGAACGCCTTGCAGATTTCTTCTAGCGTGTATTCGATCTTAGGGTCAAACTCGGACAGGACAGACGCAAAATTATCGCGCCCAGGTTTCAAGTTGATCGACTCAGGCAGACGGAAATTGCGCACCGCATTGGTCGCTCCAGGATCGGTGTAACCCGCCGCTGCTATAGCTTTGATGGCGGCGGTAAATTCGCCCGTTGTGGGTTGATCTGAGAACGTGTAGCCCCATTGGAACGACCCTGCGGATGTCTCCATCTTCCAAGTAGGCTGTAATGGAGGGATGTTGGGCGCTTTGTCAGGATCACCCACATCGTCCAAGACCATCACCATCACATACTCAGCGTTACTGACTGATGCGCTTGGATAGCCTTCAGTAAAGCGGTCAATAATAAAGGATGCCGTGTTGCCATAGATCGCCCAATCGGGCTTGACTTTTTGAGTAGGCAGATAAGCAGGCCACGTCGCTTTGATCGCGCCGTTGGCGTGGAATTGCATCGCGCCGTCTTTAAATTGTGGTTTTTGGCGCACTATTAGTGATGTTTCACCCTGCATAGCAAGGCCAGATAGATATGAAATAAAATTTTGTTGTACACTTGACAAAGTAATTCTCCTTAGTTGTCTTTAGCCCACCCCCACAGGTGGGCTTCTTTTTTACTTACCGTATCTCTGCATAATGGCGGCCTCGACCCCCAACGGCAGATCAGCGCACCATGCAGGCGGCGTACACATTATCGTTTCTAGTTTTATTTTAGTTTCTTCAGCATCTGACGCGTCGCACTCCACAACGATTTCATCGTGGACATGCAATACGACATCGTCAAGTTTAGCCAGAGCTGCGCGTAGGACATCATTCGCCGCAGCTTGAGTAATGTTCTCGCAAGCCAAGCCTTTCCAGAGTCTAGCGCGAGGCCACTCTTTGGCATCTGCTGCGGGTTTCCAAGCGGCTTTGGCATATGTCACACCTTCTTCTTCTAGTTTAGCGAACGGGTAGCATAGCACCCGTCCAGAGGGGAGCGCATACCAGAGATGCGATCCATCGAATAGATATGTTACTCGACCCGCAGTAAATTCGTACCCTTTATTTCGCATGGCGCGGGTGTATGCTGATTCAAGATCAGACCAGTACAAAACAGCCCACGGATTAGCGCGGCGCCATGCGTCAACCATGCGTCTGGCGTCCGACTCTGGTAGATGTATACCATACGCCCGACCCATCGCAGCAAAGGCACCAATGCCGCCCGCAAAACCGCAGGCTAACTCTTGCACCTTACCGATCTGACGTTGATCTTTAGTGACCTCTTTCACGTTAAAGGTCGCAGCGGCGTTAATCTTGTACACGTCTTCACCCTTGGCAAACAAGTCTAACTTAGCCATGCCAGAAGTGCAGTTCGACAACCACGGGTTCATCCGCGCTTCAATGCTTGACCAATCGGCAGCGATCAACACACGCCCAGGTGCAGCCATCAGCGCGGGTCTGAGCATCCCTTTTAAGACGTCTGTGACCCGCTTGCCGAACTTGGGGACGATGGCGTGACCCCGAACCATTGCAGTGCGTACCTCCTCGGGGCTATCCGCACACTTTCGAGTGAAGTTGTGGACTTGTGCCCCGAAAGAAGACGCGCGACCTGTGGCGCTACCCCCTGCGAACACAAACGCGCCTCTGACGCGATGATCTTCTGCATCTGCCAAGTCTTTAAGGCGGCTGAACTTCGCAACCGAACTCGCCCAGAGGTCATCGGCGCATTGGATAACCTCGGCGACGTCGAGCGCAAGGTCTTCGCAGGCGAGTAGGTTCGCCCTGACCGTTTTGTCGATTGAGTATTTACCATCTTCTACCTCCATCAATTTAAGTTGTTCTGGCGTGACACGTTCAATGACCCACTCACGCATCTTGGGTGAGCGCACGGACTTGATCGCGCCTTCAGTGACTTCAACAACGATTTGTTGTATCTCGTCCAATTCGACAGCCGCGTATTTGATTGCTGCATCGCACAACAGCACGTCTACCAATACGCCACGATCGTTGATGCGTTCGTTGACATGGTAATCGTCGAGTTCATTTTTTGAAAGCTCACGCAGGCCGCTACTGATCGCCCGCATAGCTCTGACATCCTGCTCACAATAGGCCACCATCTCGGACATCAAGTCGAGGGACTCGTTAAATGTACCATCGGCGCGGGGTATGGACAACAGACGGATCAGTTGCGCGCCTCTGTGGTCTTTCTTCATGCTTGCGCCTGCAAAGCGGCCTACGTCCTCAAGCGAACCTGGAGCACAATTGGCGCGCGCTTGTGCTGCGGTGCAGTAGAACTGCTCTAACTTAAAATCAATCTGTAATACATACCAAAAAATTAGCCGCTCAAAGGCTGCGTTGTGCGCACGGATCTCGCCAGTATGGTTTAGGATGCGCTCAGGTATCGCGCCAGACGTCCAAGTTTGCACGTCCTCGTCATCAAAGGCGTAGGACATACAGAGCACTTCAGTCGTACCGTCTTGGGCGTAGTTGTACACGCCGTGTTTCTTTAAGTCGCAGCGGCTGCGCGTCTCAAAATCAAGCCAAAGAATCATAGCGCGACACCGTCTCAAACTTTTCTTCTGGGGCGATGCAGATCGCGCCGCATTCGATGTCTGGCAGCGGCACGTTGCGCCCATAGTTGGGGTTTAGTTCATCCAAGAATAT